GCGATGGGACCGAGCTTCTCCAGGGCGCCCTTGATGCCGCCGGACGCCTGGCCCATGCCCTGCCGGGTGTCGTCGTCGACGCGGACCCGGATGCGGACGTCGTTCTCATTGGCCATGGTCGCTCTCCTCCCCACCCGTGTCCGGCGGCCCGGCCAGTTCGATGATCTTCAGCATGCGCAGCAGCTCGGCGTCGGCGTCGAGCAGGCCGGGGTGATAGCCCCAGCGGTCGTACAGCCCTATGACGAGACGGGCGCGGCTGAGCTCTCCTGGCTCGTCGCCAGGAAGGACGCCCACTCTTCGTCCGGAGGCTCCGGCGCGCCAGTCGGCGAGCTCGGAGGCGAGGCCAAAGGGACGGCGGCGGCGGCCGACTTCCAGGCCCGGATCCAGGCCATCACCATCTCCATGTCGAGCTCGTCGAGCGACTCGCGGACCGCGGGCACCGGCGTCCCGTCCTCGGTCTCGTAGTTCCAGGACAGCAGGCCGCCGGCGACGGCGTCGAGCATCTCCGACATCGCCTCTTTGACTTCGGCGGCGGTGCTGTCCTTGCCGACGTCGCCGAGCTTCTCGACGTCGATGAGTTGCCGGATCGTCATCCGCTTCATGCGGATCACCAGGCCGGAGAACTCCGAGTCCTCCGGCCATTCGAGAATGAGCGCACCGCGCTTGAATCCCATCGACTGCCGCCTATGCCCACGACGGCGCGACGCCGTTGGACAGCACGCCCGGCACGGTGGCACCGAGGGCGCCGTCCTGCCCGCGGGTGACGGAGAAGTCGGTGTAGAGGACTTCCGGCGCCAGGGTCTTCGAGGCGAACGCGAGGGTCGTGGTCCGGGCGACCGAGGTCGTCGGGACGTCGTGGAAGCAGTCCCAGAACGACGGAGCCGCGTCGAAGTTGATCGCCGTGGTGACGAGGCTGATGCTGAAGTCGGCGAGCAGCAACAGCCGCTCGATGGCCGACTTGTCGACGCCGGTCACGTCGAGCACGGCGCGCGGCATGGCGAACTGGAACGACTGCACGTCGTTCTTGATGGCGCGCACCGTACCGCCCGAATCGTCCACTGAAAGTGTGGTCCACGCCAACCCGCTAGACTTTCCGGCCATTTCTACCCCTTTGTCCGAATTTCATTGAGCTTGCTGAGGTCGTTGTCCCACTGATCAACGAACGTGTCGGCGTTGGCGTGGATCACACGCTCGCGCGTCGGGCAGCCGCGGAAGTCACCGTTGCGCACGACGTAGAACGGCTCCCGTTCCAGCGGCACGCGGTGCTTGGCGAAGCACGTCTGCCCGGCCGGGAACGTGAGCACGACCTTGCCGGGGGTGAGGACGGCCGTGAACGTCCGGCCGGAGTGGTCCCTGATCCACCGGGCCGCCGCCGCCTTCTGCGGGTCGGTCAGGTCGAAGCCCATGACCCAGCCGCCGGCGCTGTCCTTGCAGTCGACCTCGGCGCAGGTGGCCCGGCGGAAGTGGGTCTTGAGCGGCTGGTCGATCTGGAACGTGCGCATGGTGTGGGCCGGGGCCTTGATCATGCGCCGGATATTCGCGTAGGGGTCACCGCCGAACATCAGTACACCGTCGCCACACGATGGCGGTACACCTGCACCGCGAAGACGGCGTTGGAGAAGGTGCCGGTCGTGACGACCTTCAGATAGCGCTCGACGGCAATGCTGCCGGTGGCCACCCTCACCGCCTGCGGTGCGGTCGTCAGCGCGCCGGTCGTCGCCCCGACCACATCGGCGTAGGCGTCGGCACCGTTGTCGCTGGACTCCTGCAGTTTGATCGTCACCGACGTGCCGGTGAACGCCTTCAGGTGCACGAACATCACCAGGCCGAACGCGCCGGGACTGACGGTCAGCTGGTCGTAGGCCGTGACGGCGGCCGCCGCCGTAGCGGCCGTGTCGGTGCGCATGCCGGCCGTGGCGAGGTAGCCCCACTGCAGGCCGTAGCCGTTTGCCTGCACGCTGACGTTGAGCAGGAATCCGCCGTCCTGCGCGCGGTTGCCGTCGTAGTTGAGCGCCTTGCCGATGCAGCTGGCCGAAGGCGTGCCGATCGCCGGGGTGTAGGCGGCGTAGGTCGCGACCTCGTCGGTGCGCGGCAGCGGCGAATAGACGTCGTGGCTGCCGCCGGCATCGGGGTTCCAGTAGCTGACGATGTCCATGCCGCCGTCGCGCTGGCCACCCTCCCGCGCCATGGCAGCCTGCGTGATGTCGGTCATGGGGATCGGGGTGTTGCCGCCACCGATCCGCGACAACGAGTTGGTCGATGCGCCGACGTCGTAGCCGGCGACCCAGAGTGCGGCACCGAGGCCCGTTGAACGACCTGCCATTACTCCACCTGCTCCCAGCTGTCATTCATGATCACGTTCATGTTGAGGTCAGCGACGCGGAAGGTCTTGTTATCGATGAGCACGTGGCCACCCTCCCAGGCGGGGACGTCGCCGACTTCGCCGAGCAGATCGACGTCGCGCACCGTGCCGTCCAGGGTGAAGTCGGCGTTGATCCGACCGAGGTAGCCGGCCGCCGCCCCGAAGACCTTCGGCTCGATCTCGTCTTCGGGCCGGTGCGTCATCGGGAAGTAGATCCGCGCGGTGCAGCGCAGCAGGGCGTTGGTGGAGGAGAGCCCCGACCCGACCGGCGACGACCCGAGCCGCTGCACCCAGAGCGCGAAGCACAGCGCGTTAGGCGGGGCGCTCTTGAACTCGGTCAGCCGGGCGACCTCGAAGACGCCGAGCACCTTGGCGTGGTCGAGCAGCTTACGCAGCGTACCCGTGACATCGACGCTCATCCGGCTCGCCTCAGGGCCCGCTTGACGATGCGGTCGGTGACGGGCTGCGCGATGCGGTGGACGTAGGCGATGGCCCGGCGCCAGTGCTTGTAGCCCTTGAAGCGGGAGCGGGCGTTACGGCTCGACGTGCCGGCCAGCCACGGCCCGTAAACCACACCGCTGTCCTGGATCACCCAGAACGCGCCGAGCTTCTTGGGAGTGATGTGCGACTTGTACCAGCCGGTGGGGTGCTTGAAGGGCGGCGCACCGAGGTCGCCCCGCAAGTGGTCAGCGCCTTCGGTGGCGATCTCCTGCTCGGCCTCGTCGATGACCATGTGCAGCGCATGCGCCAGCTGCCCGTTGAAGAACGGGCCCGTTGTACCGCTGGTCGTCCGGATGTTGATCATACGATCGCCCGGTGCCGGGCCTTGAGGCCGAAGACCCGGCGGACGTCGGCCTCAAGGGCGGCGATGCCGCGGCCGGTGAACTCGCGGGCGTTCTCGCCGGTGCCGGCCACCCTCGCGTAGCCGGAGCGCTCCTGTAGCAGGGTGTTGAGGGCGTAGGCCCTGTTGAGGGAGGCCAGCAGCGGCGGGGGCTTCCAGCGGTACACGACGTCGGCGGCCGAGTGCGCGGCCAGGGTGGTGCCGAGCTGCGCGCGATCCAGCTCGACGCCGGTCAGCGCGTAGATGTCGTCCGTCATGGCGGTATGGTCGTCGAGCTGCGAGCCGTCCTGCGCCCGCTTGACGATCAAGTTGTTTCCGGCGATGTCGATCACGCGCATGCGCTCGGCGCCGATGAGGATGATCTCGTCGACGGCGAACGCCGTGCCGTCGGTGACGGCGATGGTGACGTCGGCCTCGCTGGCGGTGACGGACGTCTGCAGGTTCTGCGTCGAGTCGACGAACGTCCGCTCCGTGATGACCATGCGCTCGGTGCCGATGAGTAGGATGTCGCCGACGCCGAAGCGGGCCGTGGTCCACGTCATCGAGGCGGTCGCCGTGGTGCTGGCGGCGAGGGTGCCGGTCAGCGCGCCGATGGCGATGTTGTCGTTGGTCCAGCCCCAGATGCCGGTGATGCCGGTCGCCCGCTGGTAGGTGTCGCCCGAGCTGAACGACCCGCTGCCGCTGAGATCGATGTCAAGGCCGGTGTACGGCGGGCTATTGACCGGCGTCAGGAAGTACTGCCCGGCGGTCAGGGTGGTGTCGCCGTTGTCGGTGGTGACGGCCGACGCACTGATGAGCGTGGCGCCGTCCTCGAAGCGCAGGCGCCACGACGGGGCACGCGAGGTGCGGGACGGGTAGTCGTAGTACCGCGTGGCGAGGACGGGCGCGAAGGCGTACTCAGGCCGGTTGCAGAGACCCTCGACGTCACGCGCACCCGACAGGATGGCGTCGTCAATCTGCGCGTTGGAGCGGGCCGTCTCGGCTTCGTCGAGAGCGGTCTTCACCGACTCACGCGAGCAGTATTGAATAGCCATCCCTGGTCCCTTGCATTCTTGGCCGGCCGGCACACAGGCCGGGCGGGGATGATCATATGCAGTTGTCTCGCTGAAACGGCCGCCTGCCTTCTCCTCAGGTGACCGCCCCGGCGATGCCGTAAGTATGCACGGTGATCGCCCCGATGGCGACGGGCAACGGGCCGTGCGCCTCGCCGGACATTCCTGCGCCGGGGGTCGTGACGTCCAGCGAGGCCGTGATCG